ATCAGGGCCTAAATTTATGCAAACAATTGCTGACAAGATTACAAAAACAGTACCTGTTTTAGACAGACTTCCCGACAAAGTATTGCAAGCAGTAACAGTGGGTGGTATTACAGCTGGAGCTTCTTTATTAGCTAGTTATTTTCAAGGAGAGTTTAGACCACAAGAAGAAGGTGAAAGCATAGAAGATTATTTAGCTGCAAGAAAAGAAGCAGTAGGAACTCAAATGAGAAGTTATATGGATAACTATTTTAAATTTGACAAAGAATATTCAACTATGACTGATGCACAAAGAGATCAATTTGTTGCAAGATACAATGTTCGTGATGGTGGTAGAATAGGATATGCACTAGGTGGCAATGAATTACCACCAGATCCTACAACACCTGTAAATCCTTTTAAACCAAAACCAATAGGACCTGTATTACCAAATAAAATGATGGCATCTGATGAAATATCAATAGACAAAATAGAAATGTTAATTAGAAGAGGTGCTGACAATGATCTTATAAAAGAAATGACAGGTGCCTCAGATGGTGTAATTAATCAAATAAGAACTGTTATGAGCAGAAAAAAACAAGCAGGCGGCGGTATAATGGGAGTGCCTGTAAGAATGAACTCTGAAGGAGTTAAAGAATTAGATATGAGAAAGACTGGCGGTTTTGTCCCAATTGGTGTAAAAGAAAAGGCAGATGACGTTCCAGCAATGTTATCTAAAAATGAATTCGTAATGACAGCTGATGCAGTAAGAGCTGCAGGCGGTGGTAGCATACAAAAAGGAGCACAAAGAATGTATGACACAATGAAAAAATTAGAGAGTAGGGTAGCATAATGGCAATAACAGAACAAAGAACATTACCACCAGAATATATAGAAGCAGCACAGAAAACGTTTCTAGCTGATCTTACAAGACAAGCTGGTATACCAAGTATTACAACTGCAACAACACAACAACCAGGTGAAACAGCAGAAATGTTTGCAGCAAGACAAGCTCAAGCTCAACAATTTGGCATTACAAAAGCTGGCATGGCTGATCTTGCACCACAAGTTGCACCTGAATCACAATTACAAATTGATGCTAGAGGTTTAGCAAGCGGTCTTGGATCTTTTCAACCTTTCTTAACAAAAGCTGGAGAAGCAGCAACAGCAGCCACTGGAGTAACAGGACCTATGACAGAAGCACAAAGAACTGCTTATATGTCCCCTTATCAATCAGCTGTTATTCAAACAACATTAGATGAATTTGACAGACAAGCAGATGCACAAAAAGCTCAACAAGCTGCACAAGCATTAGGTACACCTGGTGCTTTTGGTGGTGGTAGAGAAGGTGTACTACAAGCCGAATATGCATCAGCAAGCGACAGGAATCGAGCGG